GCTACATTAATTGCACTAAAAGTCCTATAAGCTATCATATCTCCTGCACTTGCATCATTAAACAAACCTTCTTCTGTTACTGCAAAAGAGTCTGTAAATGAAAATGTGTTATCACATTCTATAGTATCTCCTGATGTACTTGTTGTTTCAGAAGTTGGTGTTACTGCATCTCTTTCTCCCCCACCATCCGTGATCTCACTATTAAGTGCTGTAGTACCTCCTGTACCTATACCAATAGCCATATGACTAATAGCATCTGCTGCAACTCCACCCAAGAGCTTAGCAGTTTCAGAAAGTCCTGCATTTGTAATAGCATTATGAACTACTCCCTCGTATGTCCACTTACCTGTAATATAAGGTATCTTAAGATCTATATTCAATAGATCGTGAACAACATCCCAAACTTTGTTGTTCTGGAAAAGAGGCTTCCTATTTCCATCTTTATCCCTTAACTGCATTCTTACAATTCCTCTTACTCCTGTTTTCTCTTTTGTTTCCATTTGTAAAAGAAATAAAATTAAATTATTTTTCTTGTTTTAGTTTACTTTTTGCTATCTCTAACCACTTGCCAAGAGTTTCTATTTTACTTTCTACTCTTGCTATGTTGTTCTCTATATCTTTAATCAACACCTTCTTTTGCTCTTTCTCATCCTTGTCTTTAGCCTTTTGCTTTTTAATGTCAGACTTCTTGTCATTATAATACTTTAGATCTATCTCCGAAACTATGAGTGTCTGCTCATTATCACTAATTATTTTTTTAAGATCTTCTTTTCTACCCATACTTACTCCCCTTATAAATTAAATCCATTATCGTAACCATCGGCAGGTAAAGAAAAACTTAACTCATCACCTCTGTGCATATCTTTAAGTTGTTCAAACCTATCTTTAGTACTATATATAGCATAATATGTTTGTTCCTCTGCTGTCAATGGTATTGGAACATCTTGATTATTTTTCCACTCTGCACTAAGAGCTACTGCAAATACCTCATGCAATGTTCTTGGTATACCATATGTTGTTAGATCCACATCATCCTCACTTGCTGCTTCTGGTATTGAACTAATTTCACTACTGTATGCATAATCCCATAACTTCAACCCATCTGTTACAGCATCTTCTATTTCTCCTGTTAAAAGAAAAAGAGATCCTCTAAATATAAAGTATCCAGCCACTCCCAATTCATTACTAAAGTTTTCCAATATATTGTCCTCTTCTATAGGCATCTGCAATGTTTCTTCCCTGTAATGCTTTAGCCATGTCCAGTCCTCTCCATCCAATTTAGCATACACATTTTGCAGTCTACTAATCATATCACTAGGAAGATTATACTCTCTTGATAAATATGTTTCTCCACCATCAGTATAAGTACCATCATCTCCAGTTGCTCTAAGATCTCTATACTCAATAGATCCCATATAGTCCTCATTAACATCCTCTATATCTGCTTGAAATAAAGGCAATTTAGCCTTAATGTACAAAACCATATCACTATCAGGAAAAGTTGTTGAGTTAGTCTTGCTCTTCTTTCTTGCTAAACTAACTATGTCTGTTATTGTCATATTACATTGTAACACAAATTAACTATTTGTGTCCTTGCATACCACTAATTTTCCAATGCTCTTTTAGTAGCTTCATTCCTATCAGCCTTAATACCTCTTGTACCCTGCTGATTAACAATATCATCTCCAGTTATCTTCTCTGCCTCCTTATAACCCTCTATAAGCTTTTTAACAGATACAGGAACATATACTGATACTCCTTTAGGAATCTGTGCTACTGCTCCATTAATCTTTACCTCTTCTATATATCCAGAAGGCTCTCCATCATCTGTTTCCCATATAGCTATTTTATAATCTTCATTGTTTAACTTGTCAGCCATCTTTTTACTACCCTCTACAATAGTCTTTTGGAACTTAATCTCTACTGCTCCAGAATCACTTAAGATCTCTCCTTTAACCTCTGCTCTTATTTGCTCTTTAAGAGCTTCAATATCAACCTCTTTTGGAGTACTAGAACTTGATACAGCCTCCTCTTTTTTAATCTTAGTTGATTTAGACTTGCTCTTTTTAGGAGCTTTTGTAGCCTTTTTGTCCTCTGCTACATCCTCTTTAGTTATTTTTTTAGCCATAATCCTTACAGATAATTTTATTTAAGCTACTATAATATAAACCATAAACTATTAAAACACAAGAAGGGGGTCAAGCCCCCCTCTCGCTAAGGAATGTAAGAATTTTGGGTATGCAAAAACATTTCTGTCTTTACATGTTATCATCTGCTTCTTACAGCAGTCCATAACCATAATCGGTTATTAAGCTATCTCATCAAACACATCCAACTTACTTGTAAAAGTAGTTGTTAAGTGTGCTGCATCTAAATCATCTGTTGTAGCATTAAAGTCTGTGCTTCCTTTAGCAACCTGTACTTTAACTTCTCCCAACTTAAACTTACCACTAGGAGTGTCTGGACATACTGCTGCATCCTCTGCTGCAGTTGTACCTTTAGACAACTTTATAGTAGATCCATCTAGATAAACTAGATATATAGCTTCTTGTATTGCACTAGCACTTGCTGTTATATCATGTGTTGTAGCTGTAAATGCTGTTTCTGTACTTGATATTGTAGTAATTGAACCATCTTGCAATATGCCAAATGCACTATTTTTTACCTTCGCTGCACTTGAAGAACCTATCACTAAGGTAGGATTTTCCAGTAACCTATCATCTTTAACTGTGTTTAGATCTTCCTCTAAATCATCAAGTAGATCATAGAAACTTTCACTATAATTGTAGTCTGCTAAACCATAACTACTTACATCAATATCTGCTACTGATAAAGAATCAGTTGCATCTGTATAAGTATCTGTTAAGTGTGCTGCACTTAAATCATTTGATGAAGCATCAAAGTCTGTTGAACCTGCTTCTACACTTATCTTAACCTCTCCAAGTTTTAGTTTACCTGCTGGGGTGTCTGGACATACTCCTTCACCATCATCAGCTGTATCACCTTTTGAGATCTTTACTGTACTATCATCTAGATATACTAGATAAACAGCTTCCTGTGCCTTAGAACCATTAGCAGTAATATCATGAGTTGTTGCTGTAAATGCAACCTCACCTCCTGCTACTTTCTTAATTACACCATCTTTTAATGTTGTAATATCTCCATGCTTTATTTTAGAAGCATCACTTGAACCTATTGCCAATGTAGGAGTACTTGTAAGTATCTCCACACCATCATTAGCTACTATATTAACAAAATCCTCTATAACATCTTCAAGATTATCATGATATAGCCAATGCTTATCTTCATAATCACTAAAGTCTATAGCATTATCTGTTTTATTTGTATAAGTGTCTGTTACTTCAGCTGCACTAAGTAGTGTTGTTGAAGCATCAAAAGCTGCTCCATCTGTTGCTACTTTAACTTCTCCGATCTTAAGTCCTCCAGATGGAGTGTCTGGACATACTGATACTGCTGGTACTGCTGTTGCTACTTCTGTTCCTTTAAGAAGAGTAATTGTATTATCCTCATCTAAATAAACATTGAATATAGCCTCATAACCATCTGCAATATCATGTGTTGTTGCAGTAAATGCTGTTTCAGTACTAGCTATAGTACTTATTACACCATCCCTTACAACAGCAAATGCAGCATTCTTTACTTTAGCTGCAGAACTTGAACCTATTGATAATGCAGGAGATCCTAGTATATATGCTCCTCCATTATTGTTTAATTGTTCAATAATGTCATTGAAAACCTCTTTAAGGTTTGCATTGTACATTACATCTTTACTTGTGTAAGACATAATTTGTCCTATTAAAATTAGTTTTTGGGTATTAACATACCATTGGTATACCTATAACCCTAAAGGTACTCCTTGTTTTTGTTTACTGGTACAAGGAGTAAAACCTGTCAAAGAAAGATATTAGCAACTCTCTAGTCTTAACATCCAACTCTGTTGTAGTATTCTTGCTACAAAGTTTGCTTTCCAACCTATAGAACCTCTCTGATTGAGTGGGTCGCCTGATCCTTCTGATCCTAGTGCTTTAACTATAGTTTTCATAGCATTTCCATTTATTCTACTTACTCCGTAAGCATTCTGTCCAAAGATTAGTGTGCAGTAAACATCTATTGCTCCTGACCCTTCATCTTCTTTAACTTTAGCTTGAGTACTCTCAATGAATCTAATCCTATCGTATTTACCTACCTCGTTAGGCATAATATCTCCCTTTCTAGCATACTCTTCAACTGATGACCAGCCTGATAATGCCTTAAGTGTTGCAACCTTGTTAGGATGAACTATAGCAACATAACATGGTGCTACTGGAGTTGTACCATACCCTTCATCGGGATTGATAAAACTTGTAATGTATCTAGCATTTGAGTTTCTTAAGTCTGCAATAGCAGAGTTAAGCTCAGATGTATCAATGACATCATCACTTGCAACATCACTTGTTGCAGTATTCCCATCATCACCTTGGTCTGCATACTGTACATTCGTACCTGCAGCTAGAACATCTCTTGCTAACTCATCAATAGATTGACCAGCTTGTTCAGCTAGTATTTCTGTTAATTCTGTTAGAACTGGATCTGGAGATTCAATGGATACCACATCCGTGTAAGTTATATAATCTCCGTACCATTGTGCTGTAGCAGTAATGTCTGTTACAGATGGAGATGTACCTGCAGGAGTTTCACCCTCCGTTAAGGCTGTCGTGTTTGTTGATAATGCACCATACTTTCTAAATTTAATGGTGTCAGACATACCAACAGGAATATCTCTTACCTGACCAAAATTGGTGTGAACTAGGTAAGGAGCTTCCCTTTCAAGCAATAACCTATCATAATATGAAGATATTGCATGAGAAATCGTAGTTGTTGTTGCTGCCATTTCTCTTCCTATAAAAAATTATATATCACTATATAAAGAAAAGACCCAGCATCCAAATAGTATAACCATTTGTAGCTAGGTAATTCCTTTGCTTTATTTAGTTGTAATTAAATGTAACACATAAAGTTACATAATGTCAAATCTAATTGCCTCTTTTAACCTGATTAACAAGTGCATTGAAATCTGCACTATCCATGTTAGAGAAATCCTGTGTGCCTCTGTTAGCATTTGCTGATGCACTAGATCCCCTTAAAGTAGTAGACTTAGCACTCTCTAAAGCCTGTCTAGCCCTTGCTTCTCCTACCTTCATCCAGAACTTAGGACTCTTAGCATTTCTTACTGCAAACTCTACTGGATCAGAATGACCCCTCTCAATAGCCCTAGCTGTATAATCTCTTAATTCTTTCTTAATATCTTCAAACTCTGGATTATCATCAATGTAATCATCAACTGCCTCATAAGCATCTATCTTAGCCCTTGCTTTTTTATCCTCTACAGGCTCTTGTGTTTCTTTTTTAACCTTCTTCTCTTCTTCCTGATCTTCCTTTTGTTCCTCTACTTCTTGCTCATTATCATCATCTATATCAGCAAAAGGATCAAAAAGATCTTCTGATTCCTGCTCCTCTACCTCTTGCTCCTGAGCATCAACATTTGTGTCCTGCTCTTGAGCCTCTGTAAGTTTTTCTTTTTCTTCAGCCATAAATATAATAATAAAAAATTATTTAATATACCTCCATCTCTTCTACCTCAAAATCCTCTTGCTTGTCAGTTTCTATTAAAGCTAAAGGTAACTCTTCAGGCAGATTAAGAAGCCAATCTATATAGTGTAACTCAATTCTCTTCTTAAGTAAATCTTCTTCTGATAAAGGAGAATCAATGTTGTTTATCTGACTCTGGACTAATACTCTTAACCTACTTAAATATGCAACTACTATTGCCCAGCCCTTAGATCTATTAAGCCCCCTCATACCATTAATTATTTCTTCCCTACCACTCTTAGTAGTAATAAGATCATTGTAATCTAAATCTTTCATTCCTACTTACAGTTAATTTATATATTATTCATACCAGCCTCCTGTGCTGGACTCATTGGTCTAGATCCTGTTGCTTGACTTACTGCTCCTTGCATTGTTGCTGGTGGTACTCCAGACTCTTCTCCTTGCTGCATACCCATATCAGGCATTTCCAATTCAGGATTTTCTTGTATCTTCATAAGTGCCTTAATGTGTAATTTCATATGAGCCTGTTTAGCCTTAGTTTCTCTTGCTTCTCTGTGTACTCTTAAGTGTACTAAATGATTATCATTAACCATAAATGGTGCTGCTTCATCCTTGCTAAGTAGTAGATTTTGCTCTCTTGCTATTAACTCATCCCTTGTTGGAGGTAATACTATGTCCTGCATATCTCTTTGCATACCACTTAAATCAAGTCCATGCTTTACACTTGCTCTCTTGTCTGCCTCTGGATCTTGTAGTAGTAATGGCAGTAGTTGTGAGTACATATTGAACTTCCTCATTCTCTTTGCCTCTTCTAAGGTCTTGCTACCGATTCTAACATCTGGATCAGCCTTACAGATAATGTCATCCCTAGTAAGTGATCTAAAGTTGTTAGGACTGCCTGTAATCCTTACTACCTTCTCTCCAAGTCCTTCCTTGAAAAATACTTTGAGTGAAACATAATACATCTGCCAGAAATCTCTTTCTCCCATTGCAAATGTCTTAAGTGCTAATGAGTATCTTGTTTTAGAACTACTTGCTACCATTTCTAGCTCTCCTAGTGTCCTTTGTTGTTCACTAAGTACTCCTTGCTGTAGTGATGGAGTTGCACTTGCTGTTTGTGCAGAAGTATCTAAATAGTTAAGCATGTTACTAAGCAATGGCATGTCTGGACTATCCTTTCTAATAGGTACTATTGCATCAGAAGGACTACCATTAATAGGAATATACTTGTCATAACCCCATTTAAGATCTGCTACATTGTCTATCTTGTTAGTGTCATAAGCATAACTTCCATACACCTGTGTTCTTGTAAGTCTTAAAGCATCATTTGTTAATACTGCTTTCTTCCTTTGCTTGTCCTCAAGTAGATCTGGAAGAGAAACTCCCTTAAACTGATTAGGTTGAGGATTAAACCTGTTAGCTGTTACAAACCAACTTATTGATCTATCACCATCTTTAGGCAACACCTTTGCCCCTATTATCTTGCTCAAGTCCTCTGTTAGTATAAGTACTACCTTATCACCCTTCCAATGTGTCCTGTGCTGTACAACCTCATATATATTATTATCACCCATACTATCATCAGAAATATGCTGGTATGTGCCTCCTATTGCCTCTATTCTCCTTTGTCTTGCTTCATCTGTACTAGACATACCATCATCCTTGTTTACCTTCTTTAGAATGTTAAGAGCATCCTCATGTAAAAGACCACTCTCTTTAACATCCTTTTGGCTCATGTTCATTCTCCAACCAAGAAATCTCATACCACCCTTGCTTCTAGCATTACCATCAATAGAACTTGCAAGAGTATCATAATAAAATACAAGTGGATCTATTATTGCTGGTGCTGGACATTTCTTATCAATATCAAACTCCAACATATCAATTAATCCATAAGAGAAAAATAGTGAATCCCAATACATAAAGTATCTTATTTCATCCATACCCATTACATCATAATCAAAAGATGTAAGTGCATCCAAATTCTCTACAGTCTTTATATCGCCCTCTTCTGCTGGTATCCATTGCTTGTCATGCTCATCATCATATAAAGATGCTAACCATGTGTTCATATGAGTAAAGAGAAGTGGCTCTCCTACATACTCATCATTTCTCATCTGATTATTGTAAAGCTTTAATCTCCTTAGATTATCATCAATCCAAGAATCCAGCTCTCTAGTTGCAAACTTATGTTCACTAGCAACCTGTTTTAGAAGATCCTTTTCTTCACCCTTATCAAACTCAATATCCTCCAAATCCTTAAGCTTAGAAGATGACTTGGAACTATCCACTACATCCTCTTGATCTTTTGTAGAATCCTTTTTAATCTCCTCTACAGCAGCATCACTACTTACATTCCCTTTTTTGTTAGTAGCTTTCATAACTGCTTAAAATTAATTTATTTCTTTTCATCAGGAGAAATGTATATACAATCCTCCAAGTCCATACCATAACTGGCATCCAATAAATCAGAACTTCTTATCTCCTCTATTTCTATCCTTACTGGCTGACCCTCTATCATATGAATATGAAAATTTAACTCTCCATATGGTACTTCTCTTATCTTTCTTATAAGAGATGCTTCTAATTTTGTAAGATCTACCCTCAACACCCTTTCCTTTAACTTTACATTTAGTTTGTTAGCCATATATATAATATACTATCAATAAACCTTTTCATCAACTAGGCTACTTCTTCTAACTTTCATCACCTCATCTCTAGACTCACTATATTGTACACCAGATAGCTCAACTCTGCCCCATGCCTCCATGAAGTGATCATTTTTATCCTGAGGAGTCGCTTTAGGATCTTTCTTTTCTGCTGTTATTCCAGACCATTCATCCCACATCCAGTTTTGCAATTCCCATTGTGTCTGTGTACAGTTAGGCATAATAAATGTTTCAGGATATTTCAGCCATACTCCACCTTGATAATTATATCTAAGTGATTCTCTTATCATTGATATACCATCTGCTCTTCTTTTACTTGCAGGTTCATACACCAGTCCATACTCATCCTTTAATCTTTTAGCAAATGATATTCCTTCTACTTCTCTGCCACCCTCTCTTTTATAAGGATCTTCAAATCGTGTATCAACATTAAATGCACTAGGATCTATTAATCTTTTAACTACTCTATACTTACTGTCTATTGCCTTTATCTTACTTACCAGAGAATCCATAGGCTCATTACTCCAAAGCTCATCTACAACATACTTAGTTCCCTTTCTATCTATTGCTATCCATATAATTGCCTCCTCTACTCTGGGATGTGTATCCCATGACTGCACTACAACATAATCCTCCTTATTAAAATCAAGCATTTCATCCAGTACATGTATGTCTGGATCAAACTCCTTAATAACCCTACCCTTTATCTGAGTAAACTCTCCAAATATACGAGGCAATCTTTCATCAATAGGATATTGCTTTAACTCTCTTTCTATCTGACTGTGAGGTAAAAAGCCATTAATTCCATGATCTATACAGGCATCCTCTTTACTTGCTGTGTCATAATAAAACCCATCATCTTTTCTTTTAGGATTAGCAACAATGTCCTGATACATCCATGCTGTTCCTATATTGTTAGAAAGAGGAGTTGCAAATATAATACATACACCTCCCTTCTTAAGCCTTGCTATAGAGGCTGTATAAATGTGTCTAGGTACAGGCTCATCAAAGAGTACTATACCCAAGTTAGCAGATTCAAACTGCTTAGGATCTTGCTCATAAGTCATAAGATCCCAAAGAAACTTCCTGCCTTGATTATCTCTTATCTCAAATCTACTCTCATACTGTTTACCAAGTTTTTTAGACTCATAGCTACCTGCTGGTAACCACTTCTTTAACTCTGGAACAATCGTACTTGTAATCGTAGTAGTGTCAGATACTATCCTACCCCTTCTTTCAAACTGCCAATCTGTTACCATATCCTGCTGGAAATACTCATTGTTACAAGGTCTTGAAATGTGTCCTACTATATTAACAAGTGTAGTAGTTTTACCAGTACCATTAGCTGATGATAGTAAAGATGTAATATAATCTCCACTCAATGCTTCATCCAGAAAGTCTGCCACCTTACCTATAGGAGTAAAATACTTATAACTTTCCTGCTCAAACCTTTTAAGCTTTTCCAGCTTTAACTCTCTTAGCTCCTCTTTAAGAGCCTTATCACTTTTAGCCATTAGTCTTTCTTAGATTGATTTAGCTGCTGTTCCAATTCAACAATTCTTTTGTTAAGCTCTTCATCACTAAGATCATCCCACTTATCCATCTTTACCTCTAGCTGATCTGGAGCATACCTACCTCTCATCTTAATTGCTTTCTCTGTACCATTGGAAATAGCATTAGGATCTCTTACCTTCATAAGCACTTTCCAATAGGGGATTTCTACTACATCTCCTGAGATATTTTTAATCTCCTTGTCTGGAACTATTACATAATTGCTCTTGTTATATCCCAGATCTTTCATAACATCTTCAACCTCATCCTTTTTAAGATCCATACTAAATCTCCTTTCTTTAATATCTGTATGATCTATTAAGTAGTCTAAAGCTTTTACAATCTTGTCCTCTGGAAGATACTTGTCCATTAACTCCTGCCATCCCTTAAGGTGCTTAATCTCAGATCTTTTAGCATAGCTGTCAGAGTAACCTGCTTTTAACATTGCCCTGTACCTGTTCATCCCCTCAGCCATGTATTTGACTGTAAGCTTCTGTTTTTCAGTTGCCATATATAAACAATATAACACATAATGTTATGATTAGACAATATCACAGGAATTCACAGGACTAATTCTAAGGTATGATAAAGTTCAAAACAGACAAATATGCCCAAAAACCAAGTCCAACACCAAAGGAAACTAACAGAAGCACTAGCCCCATTGCTATTGTTGTTACTATAAACCCACCCTTCTCTTCTTCCATATTACTTATTGTCTTTTAATTTAGATAACATTTCCTCTAACGCTTCCTCAAGGGTTGTATATTGTATTTCCTCTGCTATTGGTGCGTCTGTGTAATCCCCATACTTTTTAATAATTTCTTTAATAACCTCTTCCCTTGCTTTGTCTAGTTCTTGTTCAAATAAATCAGAGATATATATAATCATCTCAGCATTAAATGCCAATGCATTGCTCCTCTCTTTACACTCTCCCTTTGGAAAATGCTTCTCCATTAAATCGGAGGAAAACTCTGTTATTTTACTTATTAGTTCTTTCTTCTCCATATACCCTATCTCCTAAATTTATTTACAAACACCTTCCAATGTATTTCTATCCAAGTAGTAATATCAATCCAAACAACTTGCAACCTACCTCTTAACGATTTTGAATACTTCGCATATTCTGGGTCTTGCATTAACTTGTTTTCTAATTCGTCTAGTGTCATATTACTTATTGTTTTAATTTAGATATCTAAGTTATCAATATAATTTCTATACTCCAGTAAATACTTGTAACATATTTCTCTTTCTCTTTCTTGCATCAACTGTATAAACTCTTTAACCTGCCTTCCTTCATCAGTAAGTACTAACACTCCTTCTCCATCATCAGTAACATCTATAAAAAGAAACTCTAACCCTGCATCAAACATCATTTGCTCCAGCTTATCCATTTCCTTTATGTGACTATACTTACCACTTCTATTTATCATTACTTATTGTCCTTAATAACATTAAATAGTTGATCTATATTCTCTGACTTAGTTTTTTCTAATATAGCCTTCTTAGCCATTTTAATATCCTCAAATGTAACCTCTGTAGGCACTCTCATTCTTTTACCTATATTGATAAAGCCCAAATCAAGATCTCCATTGTTTTTATAAAGAGAAATAACACCCTCTACACTTGCTACTGGAGCTGGAAAAACACCTTGATCTATCCAATATCTTACATTTCTTCTATCAAAGTTTTTAAGTCCAAGCCATCTGCCCATATCAACTATCTCTTTTTGTGTCCATAAGTTTCTCATAACCTGTTTAATAATTTTAATTAAGAGCTTCTGCAAGGACTTGAACCTCAAACTACTGCTTACAAAGCAGGTGCTTTACCAGTTAAGCTACAGAAGCAACTGATCCTTACATCCAGATATTGCTTGTATGAATGTACAAAGAAAGGGTATTTACTTTCCCCTTAAAGAGCTATACAAGCCACCTTGTGAGTGTCCAGATGCAGGGATCAGGAGTCAATACAGTTGCAGGGAACTGCCCAGAACCTTACAGACTAATTGACTCCCAAGTGAGGGGAGGGAGCTTTTCACTCCTCTACCTTGCAAGGGTGTTACCCTCCGTGTTTATACTTTCACCACCCCTCATAAATTGTAAAGATCTAAATAACAACTTCTACTATAAATCTAATAATCAAATACAGTAATCCCATTATTGCTATTACTCCTATTGCTTGTACTACTCTATCCATTAAATTAAAGTCCTTCATTACTTTACCTCCATTTGGCTGTATGCCCATCTATAATTATTTAACCAAGTATTGCTAACATAACCTACATACTTTCTTGCCTTACTCATATCAGTACCAATATTAAGATAATTATCCTCTACTCCAGTACAGATCTCTTTTGCCATTTCCTCCTGACTTGGATCATAGTTTCTATTGCCTCCCTTAAACCATCCATACCAGTTACTTCTCTTACTTGTATTCTTACCCATACTAGACTCTGCTACTGATAATGCTATAACTGTTTTTAATCCTTCATCCGAACAATTATCAACCAATAGATCAAAATACTCCTGTGTGTATGCTCCCTTGTAAACATCAAAAACAAAACTCTTTACAACTTTTGCCTGTTCACTTAAAGGCTCATAATTAACAATATAACTTGCCTTACCATTCTCTACTACAACCTCTTGTCCATTTACAATATCTCCTTCCTTTACTACATTACCTGCACCATCAATACCCTGCTCTACTAGATCCTCATCTGCCTGTACAATTTCAGAGTTCTGATCCTTCTTACCTACAAAGGCTAGAAGCAATAAATATATAATCAAAGCTCCTACTACAAGGACAAAGGCTCTTCTAAATATAACCTCTCCCCTTCTCTGTCCATCTAAGAGATCAATACTCTTAATGAACTTCTTTACTCTACTGACAAAGGCATTACCCTTATCAGTTATCTTTATCTCTTTCATTCCTTATAAATATATAATAATTTAACTTACACCATTTATATATTACATGTATCTTCCCCAGTTGTCAATACCTATATTAAAATAGCTCCTGTTGAACAATAGGATTCCAAATAAAATAACACAAGGTATAGTACTGATCCTCACCATGCCTACCATACTTATCTTCACACTTCATAAAAGCACGAGCTATCTCATCACCCTTAAAGATCATATAAGACAACTTCTTAGAAGTCTTATCAATTACACAAAGATCTTTAGTAGTGTCTTTAGCCTGTTTTAGTTTCTTTTCTGGAATAGCAATTACATCCTTGCCAAGAAAGTAATTATCTTCCATTTTGTATCCACTAAAAGGTTTTGTTTTATATATTATATATTGTTCTGTCATACTATTTTTCATTGACATTAAGATAATCACAAATAACTTCAATAGCTTCCTCAGATCCATAACATACTTCTACCTTATACCCTTGTCCTATAAGCAAAGCTATCCATCTTTCTTGAGTATCACTAGGCTTGTTACTACCTACTTTCATTTCTATCCATAATCCACAATACTGCACCCTACCATTTGATTTATAAGTTTTTTTAACTGGTAAAAATACATCTGGAACACCACTTTTAAGTCCTTCTGCTTTCATCTTATTAGCCATACCCCAACTGCCAAAGTAGTATGCACCATTAGGTATAGCAAACAGCAGTTCCAATTCTGGATATTTAGCACTCATTACACTAGCCCATCTAAAGAGTGTAACCTGCTCATCATGCTCTGGAGATCCTCTCTTTTTGCCCTTTTTCTTATAAGCACCTCCAGAGCCATATTTCTCTTTGAACTCCTTTACACTCATTACATAAGGACTAGATTTTTTTCCTTTTGTAGCCATCATGTGTATCTATTTCATAACTCATTTTATTTTTACTATGACTTCTATCCATATGCATCATAATTGCATCCAGCATTACCTGTAAGATCTTCATAAAGAAGTCCTGTTGAAACTCACTACCATACTCTACATTTATATTAACTGTTACTTTTTCCATTAGAATGGTATATCCTGAGAACTTAATATCTCCTGATGATAACCTTCTTTATACTCATCTCTTGTAGGGATCTGCTCTGGATGTGTTCCAACCAATCTCTTAAACACATCAACTTGTCCTTCTAAAAAGATCCTATGCTCTCTATGCCTTGCAACAGCTACATCTGCAGTTTCTAAATTTTTTTTCTTTTGATCTATTTTCTTTTTTAGATCTTCTACTTCTCTATACAAACTATTGTTTTCTCTTTCTAGTAAACCAACCTTTTCTATTAAATCTTTCTTTAACATACAACTAAATATAACAAATTAAAATGGTAAATCTTCTTCGTTTACTTCCTCTACATCCACAACCTTTTCATCCTCCTCTTCTTTTTCCTGAGGAAATATATCTCTTAAATTGGCATCCATATCATCTGTGTTATAAAAGAAACTAAACTCTGTATCCAATCTATTAACAAGATCTTCAAACTTCATTGCCTCCTGAATATCATTAAGTTTAACTTGTGCTGTAAAGATAAAATACTTTCCATCCTCTTTAGCACTAAGTGTAATCTTAAACAAACTTGAAAGTACATCACTTAACTTACCTTTAACACCTATTTCATTTTTGATCTCTGTCATCTTTTGATTAATATAGTTCCATGTACTCCATCCGTTACCACCTGAAAGAGTTATTGTTACAAAAGGATTCTCGTTTCTTTCATACATCTCCATAACCTCATCATAGCTATAGGGTGTCATTATAAGTCTTACCTGATTCTGGTAATGATAGCCTTTCTTGTCCTCTGTTGGATTATGACTTGCATACCAATCTTCTCTTTCTGCTGGAGGTATTGTTTCATTTGTTCTGCAGTAGATATTTCTTACAGGAAAATCAAGACCTTCTTTCTTTTCTTTTTTGAAGATCTCTACACCAAACTCTACATTAAGCAGAGTAAACTCAATCTCATCTGTAAGTTCTGCTGCTTTTACTTTACTCTTATACTCCCAATTACCCTCTGCATCTTGTTCAAGCTCTGGTGATATAAATAACTTGCCCCAGTTTTTTCTTACATTAACTGCATCTGGACTTGCAAACCACTTATCTCCAGTAAGTTGCTGTAATATTTTTACTTCTCTAGGGAATTTGATCTTTCTGCTATCTTCCACTCCTTGTAGCCCTCCTGTTGGATTATTAAATAAAATATCTCTTGTCTGCTCATCCAACTTCTGGATCTTCTTTCCAATAGCTACAAGAGATGTTGTGTCTTTATTGCTCATAATATATGTAAACTAACTTAACTAATAATGGCTAATAGTACTAACAATTATTAAAATTTATCTAATAGGAAAAGGGAATTAGCCCAATCCTCATTACATCCTATACCTTAATATACACCTTACTGCCCCAGTTGTCAATACACAGTTTTAGCATTAAAACAGCATTAAATAGAATGGAGTTTTTTATGACATGTCTTACATACAGAACAAAGATCGCTTAGTTTTTCTTTATAAAGAATAGTCTTACCATTGTCATCATTGTATCTTAAATGATGTACCTGAGTAGCTTTCTTGTCTTTACAAATCTCACAAACAGGCTTTTGATCTAGTTTTTTTCTTCTAATGTCCTTCCAATGTTGAGTACACAGATATAACTCATAAGTATTTACAGAAGTTCCTGCTTTACCATGCTTAGTTATTCCAGTTTGTTTTGCTTTACTTTTAGAAGGATTAGTAACTAAAACATGTGCTATCTTATCAAAAGATTTGTATTCATAAGGATTCCCACAAGAAAGACAAATATGAAAAGACAGTTTTTTGATTTTAGTTTTCTTTATCTTAGAACTTTCAGTCAATCTTTTACATGTTTTACAATATCTTTTCATCTAATACTAGGATTATATTATGTTCTATTAATACTACCTAACTAGGAAACTTAAGAAATGGCTTCTAGTTCCTCTTTGTTTTATTGATTATTAACAAAACACAAATCTACAATCCTCTTTGTAGTATACTTAGACAACAAAAAATAAGACATTGTGTTATCTATCTTCTTCAGTTACTGGAATGTACTTATCCAGAATGAGCTAACATATATGTACTTCTACCAATTACTACCTGAACTGAGGTATCCTTGAAGTATCCGTATTCTCTTACAGTTCCTTAGCCTTTCGGCTAACATATCAGCTGTGCCTCTTTAACCTGTAAGTAAGAAAAAGAGTTAAGATATGCCTTCCAGCCCCTTAGGTACTGGATGTAGCCGATTAGTGGTGTAAGCCCACGATCTTAAAGATCATTTTTTTACCAACCAGCTACATTCAATATCTAATTGAGATGGGTAAAGGGAGTGTAGCTAGACCATACTGTACTCCCAACGAATAATAAATTTCTATTTAACTGCCCCTAGATCATTATCGCCCTGTAAAGGACTTGTCTACTTCATTCCCACCAAAGAGCTATCAACTCAATGTAAAGAGCAAACAAAAAGACACCCCGAAAGGTGTCTAGTTGTATGGTGTCGTATTAGATACAACAAATTCACTACCGAAATTTCTCTGTAAAGAATTTGTTATGTCTAATATGTATTCCATATTTCTAATATACATATACAAATAAAATCTGTCAAGAGTTAAAAGAGGGAATATATATACTTCAATGAAGATATGTTGTTATATCCCCTCTTAGAGGCTTATACAGGATTACCAAAAACATCAGAAGTTTTTAACTTATGTTTTCTATGATATTCCTGATGAAATTTCTTGTGCCATAAGACACA